CATGCCTTCGGACAATCCCCACTCCGGGCCGAGCGGGAAGGTCTTGCCAGCTTCACCGCCGTAGCAGGTGCGGGTGTGGGTGGCGTAGCCGTCTTTGGACATGCCGAATGGGCGAAGTAGAAACACAGCGCCCGCGTCCTTGATGGCAGATTGCCAATCATCGAAGTATGCGGCAGGGAACGCGGTAATCTTTGAGTTCCACCCGCACGGGTTGGAGGGGGTGATGAGCGACCGCTCGCTGAGCGTGAACGATGGGATGATGGGCTTCACTTGTACTCCTCCGGCAGGTTGTTGGTGGCGCGGAGTCCGGCGGCGACGATTTCGGCGTGCCGACTCGAAAACACAGACGCCTCCCCATAAGTCCCCCACAACTTTGCCCAATTTTGGCTGATCCACCTATCTCCGCAGCGGATAACGTGCCACGACCCGTATGGCTCAATCACAATGTCCTCCACCGTGTACTTCTTCTTCGGCGCGACGTGGTGGGTGAGTAACGCCATGTCGTTGTCGAGTTGCGAGCACACCCCGGGCTCGTGCATCGCCGCGATCGCGGCGGTGTGCAGATCGGAGCGGGTGATGAGTTCGTTGATGATCTTGTACAGGGCCGGGTCTTCGATGCCCTCGTTCAACTTCCGCAATTCGTCACTGTGCATGGTGTTCTCCTGTCAGCAA